AACCTATTGAATTTATATCACTGCTTTGTTGAAAGAACTCAGAGGCAGCAATAGAACCTCTTCTTACACCAGTGTCTTGTTGATCTTCTTTATCATAATCATCATTAAATATTGGTTCTAATTCTTTGAATGATAATCGCATGTTGTATGAAACCATCGAAGTATCATCATATGTCATGTAAGTATTTTCAGGCATGTAGTTCATATTAATTCCAAGAAGAGCACACTCTTTTATTCTAGGTAAAAATTCATGAGGTTTATTTGTTTTACCATTTATAAATTGCAATTTATATGTATTTGGTGCGTGTAGAAAAAGACCTCCGGTTGTTTTTTGTGCTGCACTTGATTGTTTAAATGCTCTTATTATTTTTTTAATCATTCGAGATTCATCAAAACTTCTTGCACTAAGATTAAAGTCAAAATTAAATGGTCGTAAAGTTGGCCCTTTGAACAGTAATTCTAAATTATTATTTGAAATATTTCCCTCTGTTCGGGCAAGTAATTCGTTGAAGTTTATTCCAAATGTAGCTCCTGTTACTAAAGCACTTATTGCTCTCTTAACATTTGGATCTTTCACTGCCTGATTAAATACTGCAGCAGCATTTTCACCTGCTGGTTTTACACCTTGAAGTAAGAGTTTTAATGCAGTTTCAGCACCAGCAACTTGAATTGGATTTAAAGTACCCTGACCGAAATCTACTTGGTTTTGATCTGATACACCATCTGGTATGGGTAGCGTGATGTGACCAACAGTTCTTTTTTCTGCCTCAATTCGACCTCGATTATCTAAACTTAATCTTGATTCACCACCTGATCCTATATTAACTCTATTTTTATCGGCATTCTTACCATATTTTTTTTCATATGCTCTTAAATCCCTATTATAAAATCTACCAGCTGCACCATCCTTTTTTTGTGGAGCAGGTGGTCTTCTATTTGATGAGGAATTTAATTTACTCTTGTTTATTTTTGCACCTTGAAATCTTGACGAAAATTCCATTATTGTGATCTTTAATTTATCTTGCTCACTTCTTTGAATAAAAGCTGGATAATGTAGAACCCCATAATTTTTTCTTGCTATTCCTCTCCTACTTTGATCATCAAATAAACTAGAATTTTTTGAATCATCTTTATTTGAATTTGCTTCATTTTTATTGATAGCATTTTTATCCTCATTTACTTTGTCTCTTATTTGTTTTTCTACATCTTTTGTCTGAGTTTTGATTTGTTTTTGTATTTGTTTTTTCATCAACTCTTCATTTCCCTTTCCAGTGTCGAGTTGTGAATTAAATTCAATCTCTCCCTTCTCGTTTACAGTACCAATTTGAACAACATTCCCCTCATCTTTGGCACTACTATGTTGAAATATTTCTTTTCTATATGTTGGTGGATTATTTGTAGTTTTAGTAAGTCTAAGTGTTGTGTAAGTAGTCTCTTTTATAAAAATATTACCTTCTCTTGGCACGGCAACATAACTTTTCTTTGATGTATATGATGATCCTACAGGATTTGTTTGGTTTGTTATTGTCATTATCGACCTTTTTAGTTATTTAGGAACTTAGCGTAAGGAATTGCAAGAAGATCATCAAGTTCATCTGGTTGTACTATGTATAACTGTCCAGCAAGTTCATTCCATGTATAATTACGATACTTTTGCCAGTGAAAATTTAATCCACGAAATCCCCAAGCAAATAAATCAGTGCAGGCTACAAGTGGATGTTGGTCATAAGTTATGTTTGGTGTTTTTGGATTATATACGAAGGTATAAAAATTTCCAACATCAGGAACTGGTGTGACAGTATCATTTAATAAAGACATGATCTCTAACATCATATCTTCTTGATCATTCGTTCGATTGTTTATGTCATTACCTTCGAGTCTACTCATCTGATTCCAAGTTCTTTCTCTGTGACTACTTTAAATTCAATGCGATGATCTTCACAAAATTCTTTTGCAGCTTTCCATTTTGCTTGATTGACTGCATAAGTAACACATTCAGTCATATAAGATTTTGTTTTGCGACTTCTTGGTTTTGGAGGCATTGTTTGTTTATATGGTTTGACTTCAACCACGTAAGTTTTGATCATATCATTCTTCTCTTTCACTTTTATTAAGTAATCTGGATAGTATTTGTGCACACGATTATCTTTTGGGGAAACATATGGTATACTAAACTCTTCAGATGCCCATGATATAATACTATTATTCATATCACACCACTGACAAAACTTTCTTTCCCAACTGCTACGACATATTATATACTTTGTGTTTCCCTGATACTTACTTGGATATATTGGAGTATACCTACTCTTAATACTCTCGCCCATAACTTGCCTACATAATATACAAGGTCAATCTATATTTATAAATGGCTATCATCCCACCACAGCGAAAATCGATATCGATGGTTAAGGCTCAACTCCTTAATCCAGCGACGACTTCTCATTTTCAGGTGAGTATTTCCTTTTTATCAAATGAATTCAATCGTTATAAAAGAGAGTTAGGTCTTAATTTAGATCAAGGTAGATTAAATATATTATGTTCAGAGGCATCACTTCCCGGATCAAGATTTGCTACAGCAGAATTAAATAATAATATTCCCGGAGTAAGAGAGAGACATGTATATCGTAGAACTTATGATGATGTTATAAACTTAACTTTCTATTGTGATGCTGATCAATATCTCCCGGTCAGATTTTTTGAAGCATGGATGAATTACATAACAAACATGACTTCAGCAGGTGATAACAATGTAAAAAATGAAACTTTTTCATACCGTGTTCAATTTCCCAGAGAGTATAAAGGAAACTTAGAAATAACAAAGTTTGAAAAAAATCTTGATTCGAGAAGGCAAACAAAAATTCTTACATACAAATTTGTAAATTGTTTTCCCCTTGCAATTAATTCAATGCCAGTTTCTTATGATGCATCTCAAGTATTAAAATGCACTGTACAGATGGCCTATTCAAGATACTTTATTGAGGATAGACCAAGAGGTGTCATTCCTAGATTCCTAAATGCCCTTAGAAGATAGGTGCTAAATAAACTTACTGAATAATAACATTATGCCGTTACCAAAAATTGCGACTCCAAGTTATGAACTTGAATTACCATCAACAGGAAAAACTATCACTTATAGACCATTTCTTGTAAAGGAGGAAAAACTTCTTGTTATAGCCCTTGAGAGTGAAGATACTAAACAGATAACAAATGCGATCAAAGCTGTTATTCGTGCATGTGTTCTTACAAAAGGAATCAAAGTTGAAACACTTCCTACATTTGATATTGAATATTTGTTTTTAAATATTCGTGGTAAATCAGTTGGTGAAGATTTAGATGTAAAATTGATTTGCCCTGATGATAATAAAACAGAAGTGAACGTAAATATTAATCTTGATGATATTCAAGTTAATAAACCTGAAGGACACTCAAATCAAATCAAACTTGATAATAACCTTATGATGGAACTAAAATATCCATCTTTGAATGAATTTATTAAAAATAATTTTGATCCAAACGAAGTTGGTACAAATGCTATGGAACAATCATTTGATTTGATTGGATCATGTATCAATAAAATATACAATGAAGATGAAGTATGGGTTGCAGCAGATTGTTCAAAAAAAGAAATCAATGAATTTCTTGATTCGATGAATTCAAATCAATTCAAAGAAGTTGAAAAGTTTTTTGAAACAATGCCTAAGTTATCTCATACTGTGAAGGTCAAGAACCCTAAAACAAAAGTTGAAAGTGATGTGGTGCTTGAGGGTTTAGCGTCTTTTTTCGGCTAGCGATGGTTCATATGAATCTGGAGAACTACTTCAGATTAAATTTTGCCATGATGCAGTACCATAAATATAGTTTGACTGAGATTGAAAACATGATGCCTTGGGAACGAGACATTTATGTTGGACTACTACAATCTCATCTTGAAGAAGAAAAACTAAAAGAGAATCAACAAAACGCGAATGGATGAGACTAATCCAGCATATGAGAATTTTCTCAATAATATGACAAGGATGAGTAGAACTCCAAGGGAGACTACAAGAAAAGTTTCTGCGTCAAAATTTTTAGGAATTGAGAGTTTAGCGGATGCGATACAAATTAATTCAAGAAAGATATCAATATTAAAAGATATAATAAAAACACAACGACTTCAAACCGGTGCGATGATAGCATCGCTATCAAAAAATCAAGAAAATGAAAGTATAATTGAAAGTGTGACAGACATCAAGAGAACGATGTCTTCTATATTACAGACTCTCCAAGCTCAAGATCAGTTAGAGACTAGGAAGTTTCTTAGAGAAATGAGAGAACTGGAAAATGAAAAGAGGAGAAAGAGAGAAAAAAAACTAGAAATTAATAGGAAGGTTGGTAGATCAATTCAAAAAACACTTGATCGAGCCTTATCACCAGTTAAAAATATTTTCAGTGCTATCTTTGGTGGTATTGTAAAATTATTTTTAGGAAAAGTTGTTATTAGTTTACTAAATTTTTTAGCGAATCCAAGAAACAGAGGAATTTTAAATTTTATCACAGGCACAATCGAGACAGTATTTAATGTGCTTGATACTGGAGTTGGAAGATTATTATTTGCCTTACCAATTTTATTAGGAGCGTTAACACAGGTAGCAGGTTTGCTTGGTTTTCAGGGTTTAGCAACCTTGTTAGGTGGTGGTGCTGGTGGTTTCTTAGGTGCTGGTGGAGGTAAAGGTGGAGGTGTTGGAGCTGGATCAATCATGTCTTCTCCAAAAAGAGGGTTTGAGAAAGTTCCCATTACATCTAACTTTGCTAAACCTATTCGCAGATTTAGACTGCCACGAATAAGATTTAACCAAGGTGGTGTCGTTCCGGGTATAGGTAATCAAGATACCGTTCCAGCGATGTTAACACCCGGTGAATTTGTGGTTAAGAAAGATGTTGTTGGTGTTCTCGGTTTGCCATTTTTTGAAAGATTAAATAGGAGTTTTTCTCAATTAAAGAACTTTTATAA